AGGCACGGCCTAATGGCTTAAAAGGAAGGAGGTCTAACGACAAAGAAAGGAGGATTTGCAGTGGAAGACAACAGATGCCCAGAATGCGGAGCACCGCTCCACTACATTTACGCAGAGAACATTTGGGTCTGTCCACGCTGTGACGTGGAAGACCCTCCGAAGGAAGAGGCAGGCGAGCAAGTAGAGAGGAGGAGGATTTGCGATGAAGAGCAAGATATGGAGTAGGTTAAGGCTGTTGAGGTTCCCATGCTTCGAAGGAGACCCAGAGATAAAGAATAACTTGCCTAAGAGGACGATAAAAGACGTGGGCAAAGAAGGCTGGCCATGTTCTGTCTGTAAACTACACAGTTCAACCGAGTGCGGATTTGCACAGGCACTTAGGGGAGAATGGGCAATTTTCAAATCAAAAATAAAAGACGGCAGGGTTACCTGCCAGTGGTGCGGAAAGAGCACCAAAGTTGCTGATTGTCATTGCAGTAAAGGTGGGCCAATTTGGTGTCCACACTGCGGGAACAGGACGGGCAGTTTCGCTTAACAGCAAAAGAAAGGAGGATTTACAATGATGGATTTAAGCAATTTAAGTAGAAAAGGGCTGGAACAGGCCTTGCAAAAGGCTCTTGACCTTCTGCCTCCCGAAGGGGTAGAAGAGGTTGTGGCAACCTTTCCAGAGAGGTTGCCAGCTATAGACCACACTAGACAGAAGACATCTGAGGCTCTTGGTATTGGAGAGGAAGCTTTTTATGCTGTTGCAGAAGCGACAACCGCATTTGGGAAGACTCTCATGCAAGAGGGCAAACAGCTACGGAGCAAGCACGTGGAAAGCGTCCTCCACATCTGGAAGGTCTTCGACGAGCGAGAAAAAGCCCTCTTCACCGTCCTGCTTGCAGAATACACCTTGCAGCAGATGGCAAAGACTTTGAGCGAGCGGTTTCTCGAGCTTGCCATCCGAGCCCGCATGGCTGAAGCAGGAAGACGGGAGGGCGAAGATGAAAGTCACTAAAGAGGCTATCCAAGCAACTCAGCAGTCCGCAGACCACTGGGAGAGAATGATAGAGTGGGTCAAGCAGCAGGACCCAGAGTGGATAACAGACTATCACTATATGGAGATTGAGATTGGTGAGAGCTGGTATTCAGAGGACTGTCCGCTCTGCGAGCACTTCCTCCACTACTCCGATGTTCCGTGCAATGGCTGTCCTCTGCGAGTTGTGTTTGGCCAGTGTAATGACCCTCTGGCTTTGAACGCTTGGCCAAATGTCAGATGGTCTCGCACTTGGGGTGAGTGGCTGGAAGCCGCAGAGGTCATGCTGCTCCAGCTGAAAACTACTCTCAAATTACTGAAGGAGGCCAGCGATGCTTAAAGACTGGTTCTGCGAAGCCTTGTCCCTACAATCTGGGGAGGAACTCCTGCTCCCTGCTGCCTCAAAGGCGGAGGCCACCCGCCTCCGCAATCGCTTGTTAAAGCTCCGAGACGAGTATCCCGACCAGGCCGACGCTGAAAGTATCAGCATTCGTGTAACGCTTATAAAGCGTCGTTTCTTCGTCGCCTTGCGACGAGAGCCACTCTCACCAACAGTGGCTTTCAAACGTGCTGCCGATGGCAGTATTGTCCGCATGGCTTTATCAAGTCATGAGAGGCTGCGTCGCACAGCCATGCAAGATGGCCTGACGGCGGAGCAGATAGAGGAAATCCTCGGCTCGGCTGAGGACGAGCATGGCCCAAAGGAGGAGGAACCGAGATGAATGAACGTCCCTTCAGGGAGCTGTCAGCGTATTGGCGAGCTTTCTGGCAATATATTGCTAACCTGAACGTCAGTTCGGAAGAACGTCGCCAGATACGCCTCTCTTACGAGAGGCTCATTGAAGAAGCGGAGGACGAATGTCCTTCGGAAGGAGGATTTGATAAATGAAAACCGAGATAAAGAGTGGAAGCAAATTGTGCAGGAGCTGCTCGCAGCAGGACGAGAAGTCGCTGCATGGGACTACGTCACCGCCCTGCGGGGACCAGATGTTCCATGTGAGTGGTTCGTGAAGACGGTGTTCACAGCACCACTACGGGGCAAGAGCATGCATCAGGTAGTGACAAATACTACTGACTTCGAGAGGCTCTCGCCCGGGAGTGTAGCCGAGGCTTTCAAGTTTGCCTGTGAACACCGTCGGAAGCTTCTCCATTACCTAGTGCATACAGAAAGTGCTTGGCGGACGCTCTGCAGGAAGGTTTCCCTCCTGCTCCGTGGGCTGATATCCTTCACACCACCAGAAGACTTGGAGTCCTGGGCAAAGGAATACAAGGCACTTGTGGATGAGTGGCTGGACAGGGAGAACGCTATAGACACAGGAGGTCAAGATGGCTGAGTGTGAACAGGAAAGCAATGTTGAAGAAGCTGCAGACCAAGAGGTTGAAGACATTTTGGAGGTCAGCAAGAAGCTCCGTCTCCTCATCAGGAGATGGTTAGATGACCTCCCGCGGGAGGAAGACGATGATTGAGTTCTTTGGTTTCCTGATAGCTGTGTGGCTGGCAGGATGGGTTATCATCAGATGGATAAACAGCTGAAACGTCAAAATTTGACGTTTCTGAAAAGAAAGGAGGTGAGGTAGATGCCAGGAAAGCTTTGTATCCACGTTCAAGAGAGCTGGACGAGTCTTGTCTTCACAGACGAGCTTTACAGACCAGTTGGCCGAGCACCGCTGTCATACTCGCCTATTGAAGTAAATATATATTACGGGCGTAAGTATCTCGGTTTCCTGCGTCGGGGGCTGGTATGGTGCACCTCGTGGAAATACGCCGTCGAGTTTGGGCACTTGGTCGTCAACTGTCAATGTAAGGAGGAGACATAGTGCTGTCGCCAGAAAGCCTTATAGAATGCTTAAGGAGGGGCAATGATTATGAGACCAAGATTAAGAACATTGGCAGAAGCCCGCTTGTGCTTTGTCCGCTCACTCATTCCAGAGGAGAAGCACAAGGACAAAGAGTATCTGGCACAGAAGAGAGCGGGTGACTTTGAGGACAATCTGGATGCTGCCTACCACGAAGGCTTCGTGGACGGCTACAACCAGTGTCGTGAGGACATTCTCAAGAGGCTCAAGGAGGAGCGGTAATGCCAGCAAAAAGGTCAAAATTTGACTTTTCTTGTAACTCTAGGGCTATGCTGCTGTGCAGCAAAATTGTGTCGCCTCACGGCGATTGCATCGCCCATCAGCCAAGGATTTCCTTGAAAAGGATGTGCGACATGTCACACCTTGGTGTGCTGGGTGTCAGGGAGGACAACGTCCTTCCACTGAAAGTGGGCCAGATGAAGCTCATCCCCTTAGAAAGGGGCTGCACACTGGTCGTTAGACGGCTCAGGTAGGCACTTAGGTGTCAACCTTGTAAATTTAGGGGTTGACACCTTGAAAAAGGTATGTTATACAAATGGACAAATGGACACATATGAAGATTTCCACTTTAGATGGCCAGCAGGGACAAAGACCCAGCTAAAGATTGCTGCGGCTTTAGCTGGTAAGTCAATGTCCCAGCTTATATTTGACCTCCTCGTAGAGGGAGGTTTAATTTCATTGAAGGAGGTTCAGGATGAGTGTGAAGAAACTGGACAAAGTCCCGAAGGACAACGGTGTTGAGATTACTGTTGTAAGCACAGGGCAAAGTGGCTTTTACAGCGTAGATGAGCTTTCGCCTGACATCCAGCGTAAGCTCATGATACACGGACTCAGTCAGGTGTTGGGCGATGCCGCTGCAGGTCGTGACGGCGAGGATGCCAGTGAGGCCATCCAGCGTCGCTGGGAAACCCTCAAGGGTGGCGAGTGGACTGCCAAGAGAGCAGCTGCTCCGAAGCTCAGCAAAGCCGAGTTGGAGCGTCGCTTGGCTGGCCTTGAGGACGACGAACGTCAAGCCATCATCGACGCTCTCGCAAAAGTGGGTATTAACTTATGATGCAGCTTGATAATTCAGGACGGGAGGCGTTTGCCTCCTGTCCAAGGAAGTATTTCTTGTCCTGCATCTGCGGACTACGCCCTCTGCAAGGCAGCAATGCCCTGCGTTATGGCAGCACGTGGCATGCCGTGATGGAGGGCTATTACAGTGCTGTCAAGGCAGGAGCGAAGCTCAGTGAAGCTGTGCAGCAAGCTCTGGCCTACGGCAAAGCCATCTGGGAGCTAGAGACGCAAGTCCATCCTGAATGGGAGGAGGACTATCGCACGCTGGACACAGCAGGCGAAGCCCTGCTAGCGTATATTGATGAGTTCCAGCAGACTGACGTTGGCTCTCTCGAGGTGAAGGCCACAGAGCAGTCGTTCTTTGTCGAGGTCGGCGACGACCTCGGCTTCTTCGGTCGTATAGACATGCGAGCTGTGCTTGACGGCATTCCCTTCGTTGTAGAACACAAGACGACTGGGCAGTCGGCTGCCCTCGTTGCCGAGCGCCTCAATCGCTCAGCCCAGATAATGGGCTACACTTACGCTGCAAAAGCAATGGGGTTGGAAGTTCAAGGCTGTCTGGTGGTAATCCACCAAGTGTCTTGTCGTCGCAAGGCAGATGGCACATGGGGAAAACAGACAATTGCCTTCAGACGTGTCCCGATGGTCTTTACCGACAGTGACCTCGAGGCGTGGAGGCAAAGCTTCACTTTGACAGCGGAACAAATCGCCCAGTGCGAAGCACGTCAGTGCTGGCCGATGCAGTTTGACAGTTGCTACCGCTTTGGCAGGTGCTGCTACGCACCTCTCTGTGAGCGACACTTGTCGCTTGACGAGTTGCAGGACAAGGAAGCGGAAATTCCAGGGTTTATCCGCACAACTCGAGACTATCTTGAGCCAACGCTTAAGCGGATAAGCAACATGAAGGAGGCCATGTATGCCAAGTGCGAAGGATGTTAAGGCCAACACCCAGCACCTGAAGATAATGGTCATCGGCTCGTATGGAACAGGAAAGAGCACTTTCGCAGCAAGTGCTCCCACTCCTGGGTTTGTTTTCGACTTCGACGGCCACATACTTACGTATGCTGGCAAGGACTTCGACTACGAGACCTATGACATGAATTGGCAGAGCTGGGTTAAGTTTGAAAAGGATTTGCTGCAGCTTCGCAAGGACTGCAAGTATAAGACGGTTGTTGTGGACAGCACAACGACCATGACAGACCTTGCAATGGAACGAGCCCTCATGCTTGACCCCAAGCGGTCGCCGACTGGCGGACCAATCTGGAATGTCCACTACCAGATGGTTCGCAACCTGGTGGAGGGCAAGCTGCGGCAGATTGTATCGTTGCCAGCAAATGTCATTGTGCTCTCGCACATTGACATCAAGCGTGACGAGTCAACTGGGGCCATCATAGACATCGGTCCGTTGCTGACGGGCCAGTTGTCTGAAAAGGTCCCAGGCTACTTCGACGAAGTCTACTACGCAACGACTCGTCGAGAGAAGAGCGTCACACAGTGGTATTTGCAAACTGTGCCAATAGGCCTGGCGAAGGCCCGCTCAATTTTGTCAGGCAAAGAGCACCGCCTGCCAGATTTTGTTCCTAATGACTGGCAGGAGATTATGAAATACATTGAGAAAGGAGGACAAAAGTAATGGAAGAAGTCTACATCCCAGGGAGCTTTGACGTAGAAGAAGAATTCAAGCCCGAACCCTTGGTGCCTCAAGGCACATATCACGGGCACATAACAGCAGTGTCATATGACCCTGACCAGAACGCAGTCGTATGGCAGATAACGTTGAATGAGAATGGCGGGGTTAAGAGCGACGGTGAAACCCCTATTGACGGGAGTATTCTCTACTACCGTAACTTCTTGCCCCGAGAAGGGGATGAGAACGAGCTCACTCGTGACGGCAGGATGACAAAGCGTCAGGCCAAAATCAACATGCTCCGTCGCTTCTGCGATGCTATGGGAGTGGATATGTCCACACCAGAGAAGATTGCCGAGGGCATCCGCAACGGCGAATGGATTGGCTTGCATGTAGACGTGCAAGTCGGCATTCGTGAATACGAGGGGACAGTGTCTAATGAAATCCGCAGGATGACTGCTGTCGGAGAAGGGAAGTGAAACTTCTTGAGATGCACAAGCCTTTCATGGAAATGACCCCAGAGGAGCGGGAGCAGTTTATCCGCTCCTATCGGGGCCAGCGCGAAAAAGACCTTTCGACTGTGAAGCCAAAACGGAGTCCTCTTCTCTCCAAGGAGGAGAGGGCTCTTCTCAAGAAGGTCGGTATCAGACTGAGTGACCTAGCATCACTTAAGGGAGGCTAGCCATGAACGACAAGACTTTGCGAGAACGTCTGAGAAATGTGCTATCCTATTGGAACAAGGACGAAAGTCTGCTCTTGAATGAGGGTGTCGAAGCTGCCATGAGAGTCTTCAAAGACTGGATGGAGGAGAACAAGAAGACCAAGAGGTTGGTCATGTGGCTAACAGACAAGCTGCTGGAACACGAGGAAATCGTGGTCATTCGCAGGGGACAGACCTTCAAGGTCTACCTTGATGGCGAAGCCGCTGCTGCCTTCTCGAGCTTCGCTCGTGAGCTGATGAAGGAAGACAGCTCTGCCATCACCGAAAGCGGGAGGGAGAGAGATGAAGAAAGGTGGTAATGGCAACGGAGGGCACGGCCCGCAGGCCATAGGCCAACCTGTCAGGGTTGACCTGTCAAAGTGTCCGAGCGTGGAGTGCCCCGAGTGCGGAAGCACTCATTTCACAACTGTCTTCGTCCTGAAGAAGGTTTCCGCGGTGCTATCG